CTCGTGCTATCGGAGATATGGAGATGTACGAGTGCAAGAAGAGAAAGGCAATGTTCCTGAACTATGCTATCGGAGAGATGTGTACATACATTGACGAGGGTATATTCACATTGAACGAAGACACAGACACAGAAGTTTCTTGTTTTAAGGACTCTGTAGCCAAGAAGTTTCTTGGACAGATGGATGAACTGTGTGGATGTCCGTGTGGATGTTCAGACGCAAAAATATTAGACGATAATCTACCTAAATACATTTAAAATGTCAAAATTATCACCAGGCGAAGTAGAAAGCCTATCACAACTAAGGAAAATATCAGGAACAGGTGGCTTCAAACATCTTGCAGTTTCAACAAATCACACAGGGTTATCTGCTTATGCTGTAGTGTGTCAGGAAGACTGTGTGTTTACCACTTTCTCCGTGAACGGAGAGAATAAATTAGATGAGTACAATCTCACAGGAGCCACTATAAAGGCTGGCATATATCTTCCTGTTCAAGAAGGTTCTTCAATAACAGCTATTACAACCTCTACAGGTAGTTGTATAGCATATATGAATTAAGATGGCAATAGGTGTAGGAATAAATGGTGTTCTTGGAGGTGGTGGAGGAGTTCCATCACTGGCCGACCCATCAAGCTTTGCTGATGCATACGCTCTTTGGAGAAGTGACGCAGGAATAACAACTGTTGATGTGTTAAATGCTCCGAGAATATCGGTATGGGCAGACCAAAGTGGAAACGGTTTTAATATCATAGGAAATGGGTCTAATAATTACCCTTACTTTTTAAGCAAATTAAAATCTCCGTATAATTTTGAGGATATTTACTCAGCTGGCTTAAGTGACCAATGTAGAGCTACTGGACTATCAGGAGGGCCGTATACTGAATTTTCTTATGACTTTATTTGGTATAATCGTGTTGCATACAATCCTGCTGGTTATATGCCTTGCACTGCAAACGTCAATAGTTCAGATAGACTATTGTTGTGTTATATGAATACAACACAGTTAGTAGTTCAATGTGGTACAACTACTGACCATATTCTAAATCAATACACTCTACCAGAAGGAACAACACTTACTACAATTAAAGGTACATTAATTTGGGATGGTAATGAAGGTACTGCGTCAGATCGGATAAAGTTCTATAGGGCAGGGAGTTTAGTGTCTCCGACAGTTAGCTCTACTATAGGAACTGCACCTACTTCTGTTACACTTGGTTATGGACAGTTCAATTTTTCTTCTAGTACCACCGCTAGAAAAAACAATGTTTCTTCTCCTTATATGGCATTATGGAACAGGGCTTTAACTACTGACGAGATAACTGCAAACAACACTTGGAAAGACGAGATTTACAATGACCTTAACTAAGATAAGATTTAAGACGGAGGAAGAGTTTGACAATGCTCTTGTTGAGATTGAAAAAAAAGCTCCTGAACCTGTGATAAGGTTCGTAGGAAGAGGACCTCACAGCCCTCATCCTAAGACTGACTATGCCCCAAGCGACAGAGACACGCTCACGATTGATGCTGATGATTTTGTAAAGGAAACTCTCAGTAATGCAGGAATTGAGTTTGAAAATCTTGTGGATTTTTCTAATTGGGAGCTTCGTTTTGATGCAGTTGCTCAGTGCAAGACGCTTGTAAATGAAAGTCCTATTACGATTCCTGACGGTCAGGGAGGAACGCTTCCTTTAAGAGCAATGATCCAAGAATGGTATACAGGAGCTATGGAACAAGTAAATGACTTCATCAAGACAGGCTCAAAAGACTTCTTAGAACTAATAGAGAACGGTGATGAGTTCTGGTGGGATCTCGTGAGTAGCGAGGAAGCAGGTAGTGTTAGGACTCAAGCCACTAACCTTATTAAACCTTTAGTAGTGTGAGAAACGTTCTGTTCTTCATAGCAGCTAAGACTTTCTTCCCAATATTCATATTGATGGGAATCGTCTACTCTATGAAAGATGTCCTGACTATTCCTTTTTGGAACACACTCAGTGAGAAGATCTACAAGTCCGCAACACTATTCAGTCAGCTTGGTAATGTATGGATGAAGGAATTACTGAATGATGTTTGCGTCACGAAAGACGGAACACCTTATGGTGATGAGGACGATTCAATATCGGATATTACAGGGAGAAATCAAAAAGATGGTACCCTCACTAAGACAGGAATTGGACTTGCAAAGTTTCTTAATTTGTTAGGAAAAGATCACGCATTAGAAAGTATTGACGAATGAAAACCTTATAAATTAATGAACAATGAAAGACTTCTTAGAAGAAATAGGGATTAACATCGCCTTTGTGTTGGCAGGACTTGCAGGCTCTCTTGTCACTGTAAGTAACGATGCTACAAAAAACTTAAAGTCTTCTATTGCAGGTATCATTGCAGGTACGTTCTCTGCTAACTATATGACTCAAGTAGTAGTTGAAATTACAGGTCTTAGCGGTAAGACTGAGTACGGTCTTGCTTTTATCCTTGGTTATATCGGACTCAAAGGAGTCGAAAAGATATCACAGAAAATATTTAACGAAGATGATAGCAGTAATAGTTAACGAGATATCAAACTTTGTTATGTGCATCAGCGTGTTGATGATGTATGTGTATCTATATGGTGACAAGACAAAGGTTGTACACAAGTGGTCATTTGTAGGTCATTGGACTCTGAAGTTAGGATTGGTAGGTATCATATGCGGAAGCGCATTGAACGTGCTTACATTGTCAGATCCACCACTTACTGAGGTAGTGTTGAATGTAGGATTAGCCTTGACGTTTGTGTGGGCATATCTTTTCCACCGTAAGATGTTTAAAGAAAAGCTTGGAAAGTAAAAAGAAGTGGTGTGAAATATCTCCTGCTGAATGCGATAAGAAATGTTTGATGACAGGAACGTGTTCAAGAAAAGGAAGAGAACCAAAGAAGAAAGACAAAGATGAATTGGAACGACTATCCTAACTTCAGTAAAGAAGAGTTCGACTGCAAGCACTCAGGTAAGAACGAGATGAAGCCAGACTTTATGGCTATGTTGCAGGACCTCAGATCAAAGTACGGGAAGCCTATGCGTATCACATCTGGCTACAGACACGAATCGCATCCGATAGAGGCTAAGAAGTCTCGTCCAGGCGCACACGCCACGGGTCAAGCGGCTGATATAGGTGTAGATAGAGGCGATGCTTACGAAGTTTTAAAGCTCGCATTTGAGATTGGATTTACAGGTGTTGGGATACAGCAGAAAGGAGGCGGAAGATTCATACACCTTGATAACATTGAGCCTGACACTAAAGACTTCCTCAGACCAACAATTTGGAGCTATTGAAAGATTACGAATTTAGAATACTATCCATCGCAATATTAGTATTATGTCTACTTGTGATAGCGATGGGAATGAAAGTAGAATCACTACAAGATGAACTGGATACTGAACAACGACATAGTAAAGCACCTGTTGAAGACGTACCTGCCGTATCTGATAGCCTTCCTGATGGGGGTTATTGTTGCATGGAAAGGTTGCGGTGATACAAGCGGCAAGCCTGTCACCACTATCATAGAAAAGCCAGTTCCTACCGTAGAGTACGTTGATAGATGGCGCACAGACACCGTTAGATTCGTTTCTAAGCGATTTATTACTGTTACAGATACAATATACCAAGACAGAATAGTTAGTAGGTTAGACACGTTGTTTTTAGTAGACACTGTTAGCATTGTTGAGGCTTGGCTTACAGAGATAGCAAAGTACGACACAACGATAGAGCAGGAGGCGGCTACATTGGCTTTGTCTTGGCAGAACTACCAAAACAGGTCTGAGAACCTAAAGATTACCTACACGCCCAAGAAAGTTCCGTTGAAGTGGGCTTTAGGAGTACACGCAAATGCAGGTCTTCTGAGCGACTTCAAAGCAAGCTACGTTCCTCTTATGGGGATTGGTGTACAGGCAACTGTGAATAGGAATTACTATAAGGTAGACTACGGATTCAATGGTGATCATTATGTTGGAATAGGATTCGGCAGGAACATCATCTCAAGATAGT